CTGCAAGAAAGTACGTGTAGTAGTTGTGGCCGCCACGATCAACGCCACATTGAGTAGCGCCTCCGCTAACAGCTATGTGACGCTGGCCGAGGCAAACACCTACTTCGAGACCGTACCCAGCTCCACCACCTGGGACGACAAAACCGACGACCAAAAGAACCGCTCGTTAATTTCCGCGACCCGCTGGATCGACAGCCTGAACTTTTACGGCGACCGTTGCGACAACGACCAAGCGCTGAAATGGCCCCGCAACAATTACCACGTCGATAACGTCGAGCTGGTCTGCAGCGCCATCCCCGCCGACATCAAATACGCCACCTACGAGCTGGCACGCGCTTTAGCCAACGACACTGGCGCCATCACCGATAGCACGGGCGATACTGGGTTGTACGAACAGGTAAAGCTTGGCGATCTCGAAGTCAAATACAACAAAGCCAGCCAGGCCACCGGAACCGTCAACAACGTTTTCGACATTTATCCTTGGCTGCAGTCTTATCTTGGCGCTTATTGCCTTGGAGGTAGCGGCAGCTATCAAGTACGTGTTGTGAGGGGTTAATCATGGCCGGCGGACTCGATGCTGCACTTCGGGCAGCTGCACAAGCGGTAGTTACGGATCTAGGAACAGATCTGGACACAAAAATTACGTACACCCGTCGTCTAACTACCACTTACGATATTGACACGGGGGAACTTACCGAGTTTGAGCGTCCTTACGAAGACATTTACGCACCTATTGCTTTTGTTCGTTCGGACGAAGAAAACGGTTACCAAGAAAACGTAGCTCGTATTTACATCGCACCTGAGCAAATAGGCGGCAATCAACCAACGCTGCAGGATGAAATCACACTGAAATACGCTGACGGCGACAGGGATACCAAGATTCAAGACGTGAGGACGTATAAGGGCGGGCAGACTTACCTTTACGTTGTAACGGTGGTGTTCTAATGACGCTAGTAAACGCCCGCGCCGCTTTTGAAAAAGCGCTGAACACTGCGATAACAGCTGCGGACAGCGACGTGTCTGTTGTTTTTGACAACACTCCGTTTACTACACCCGGCAAAAACAAGAGTTACGTTTTAGTCAACATTAATTTCAGCCAATCCACGTACCAGCCGCATGGTGCGGCATTGGATTTTTATAGCGGCACAATCCGCTGTGCAATTTTCACACCCTTAAATCGAGGCAGTGCTGCTGCAGCCGCCATAGCTGAATCAGTAATTGATGGTCTAACCTCAGTAAACGCTTCTGGTTACACCGACAGCTATTCAACTCGCCCGCACGTGGGTGAAATTTCAGGTCCTACAGCTGTCACAAGCGAAAATAACAGCCATTTTTTGAGTGTTGTTAATTGTCGTTTCTCAGCTACGGCGTAATGGCTAGAGGTATTGGCTGGCTCGCAAAAGATCTCAAGCGCGAGATCGAAAACGCACGCGCCGAGGCCGGCCCCAAGATCGTCGTATCCCTCAAAGAACAAGGCCCTTGGTGGACTGGAACATTTGGCCGCAACTGGGAACTAAGCAGCCAGCCACTCAAACCCACCAAAGAACGCGAGGGCGGCATCAACGACAGGACAAGACGAGACACAAGTCCACCTGCAGCACTGAAGCTTCCACTGGACAGCCCGCTGTACATCGGAAACACGGTCGAGTACGCCGGTTTTGCCGTCAACAACCCTTTAGCCATCCGAGAAGGGGTGACATACGAAGAACACGGCCAGCGTTTCCAGCTGACCGCTAAGTACCAAAACCCCGACTGGTTCAAGGTTTATACAGAAACTGAAGAAATTCTTGGCGACATCAGCGATGTATTTGTGGCCGGAGGATTTAAGCGAGCTGTATAGTGTAATAGTCGAGTCCAATTTTTATGGCTGGTTCAAGAGCAATCGACAAGCTGCGGAAGGCGTTTAGCGTCGAAGCCCGCAGCAGCTACACAATCAAAGACGGCGACGAAGTTGTCCTGAAGGTGTTCTGGCGTCCTTTGACGATCGCCGACCGCGACCGTATCAACGACGTGATCAAAACCCTGAACAAGGGCGACGACGAAAACAGCTTGGAGTTTGCGCTCCAGACCATCATCCAGAAGGCTGAGGACGAGGGTGGCGCCAAGCTGTTCAGCCAAGGCGACCGCGCCGCACTGCGCAACGACCTGCCGATGGCAATTCTGTTGGACATCATGACCAAGATGCAGGGCATGGCAGAGGGGGTCGAGCCGGAGGCCGTCAAAAGCGCAGATTGATAAGGACCCGCAGCTTTACCTGCAGTTCTTTATCGCAGAAACCTTGAGCATGACGCTGGCTGAATTACGCCAGCGCATGTCCACGGAAGAGCTGTACGCCTGGAGCGCTTACTTGAACCTCAAGTCTGAGCGTGAGGAGAAGGCGTACGAACGCGCCCGTCAGGAGGCCCAGTACCGCAGAGTTCGCTAATCTGGATCTACTAGGCGGGCGTTTTCTGTGGCTGGCGTCAACTACGAAGTTAATATCCAGCTGAATACCAAGTCCGTCGATAAGCAACTCGGCGACTTAGAAAAGCGCGTCAGTGCACTCAAGAAAAACTTAGCTGCACCCGGACGTACTGAACAGCAGTCCACACAGACCACCGCACGTGCGGCAGAGAAGCTGGCAAATTTGCGCCAGATGTCCACCCGTGCGCAAATTCTCAACAGAAATTTAGGTGACAAAATCGCACAACTGGAAGCCAAAGGCCTAGATCTGTCGCAGGCGAGATACAACTTAAATAAAGCTGCAGAAGCACAAGGAAAAAACCAGTTAATTATTGCGCAGACTCGCAATAAGCTGGCGCGTGACTTCTACAACGACGCTCTAAAAACACTCAAAGTACAAGAACGACAAACAGCGGAACAAGAGCGTCAAACCGCTAATGCAGCCAAAGCCGCAAAAGCGTCGCGTAACCAGCGTCTGCAGGGCGTTGCACTTGGTGCGGGCTTTCCGCTGTTGTTTGGCGGCGGTCCAGGTGCCATCTTGGGTGGCGCAGCTGGCGGTCTCGTCGGCGGACCAGCCGGATTTGCTGCTCAGATTGCACTTAGCGCCATCGGCCAACAGTTTGACAAGTTGGGCGCAGCTGCTCTCGATCTCGGCAAAGCACTAAACCCTCTTACGTTTGATCTGAAAACCGTTGCTGGCGCGACTGGTATTGCCGGAACAAAAACAGAAGAGTTTTTAGCCAAGATTGAAGAATTCGGCGGTAAAGCAGCCGCTGCTGCCGAAGCATCCAAGTTGATGGCGGTACGTATCGGAAAAGATGCGACAGACGCACTAACCAAGTTCGGCAAGGATGCTCAAATAGTGGGTAATCAGATAAGTATTATTTTTACCAAAGTGCTTGCGGCTATTGCAGCTGCGGCGGGTCCGCTGTTATCAGCCCTTGGTTCAGGACTTACTCGAATTAACCAACTTGGTGGTTTCAAAGAAAGAGTTGGTTTAACAGGCGCCGACTTAACGGCACAGAAGTTTTTAACTCGCACGGGTCGTCTAACCCCGGGACAGAGAAGAAGTTTTGCAGCAGGTTTGGGACTCAAAGCTACTGCGACTGCCGGACAGATTCGTAAAGCGGCTGAGGCACGCGCACTCACCAGTCAACAGACATTTGAGACCCAACAAGCCACAGCACTGGAGCAACAAGCACTTCGTTTAGAAGCTGCAGCGGAAGCCGCTAAGCAACCCAAGCAACCCAAGCAACCCAAGCAAGGTAAAAAGGATGATCGCCGCAGCCGTCTACCCGACCTCCAAGCGGAAGAGAAAAAACTACAAGATCTGCTTCGCCTCGACCGAACAATGTTTGAGTTGCGCCGTAATGACGACGCTTTGGGAGTAAGGCGTTTAGAGCACGAAATGCGCTTAGTAGAGTTTGCTGAAGAAAAAGCAAAGGTACAAGCCAGCGACGTACCAAACGCGGAAAAACTCCAGTCAATAGCAAACATTGATCTGGAAATTAAACGCGCAGAACTAGAACTTGCTTATGACATTGACGAGATCAATAAAAAAGCATCTCAACGTGCGTTTGAAGATATGCAAAACAAAATTAAACAGCAGAATCAACTAAATAAAGGACTGCAGCAACAGCTGCAGCTTGCAGAGCAAGTTTCAAATGTGCTTGGTCAGGGTATGACCCGATCTTTCGATTTACTTATTACAGGGGCGGAGAACTGGGGTATGGCATTGCGCGACATTGCTGCAAACGTGCTGCAAGACATTGCTCGGCAGTTGATTCAGATTTACGTGATCGAACAGGCTGTTGGTTTCATGCGAAACCTATTCAGCCCGAATCCTTCTGCGTCTCTTGTTGCGCCCGGAGGCCGTTACGAAGGCGGCGCTCTTCCCGCAACACCGCCACCTCTTCCTCCTCTCCCTGGGAAAGCATTAGGTGGTGCAGTTTCTTCTGGCAGGCCTTACATGGTTGGCGAGCGCGGCCCCGAGTTGTTTGTCCCCGGCGCCCAAGGCAACATCGTTCCGAATAGCGCAATGGGCGGCGTCCAGGTTGGCTCGATCAACATCACGGTCGAAAACACTGGCGATCAGCTAAGCCCTGCTGCCCAGAAGCAGATCGCCAACCAAGTTCAAGGTATCGTGATGTCAACCCTGGTCAACGAACGCCGTAGCGGAGGAGTCCTGCGTTAATGGCTTACATCGCATTTGACGACATCCCCTTGGCTCACGCCACTCCGGTGGTGACACGCAGTCAACGTCGTCAGCAGGCAACATTTGGCGACGGCTACAGCCAGTTGTTGACGGACGGACTGAACACTGACCGCGAAGTTTGGCAGT